CGCGCTACACCAGCGGGCTGAGGCTGCGGAGCTACCAGGAAGCGGTGGCGCGGGCGATCGTCAACTCGGTCCTGCATCACAAGGGCTATGCCTTTGTGGTGATCCTGCCCCGCCAATCGGGCAAGAACGAACTGCAGGCGCAGATCCAGGCGTATTTGCTGACGCTGACCTCGGACCGAGCGGGGGAGATGGTGCAGGTCTCGCCCACCTGGCGCCCGCAGACCGAGAACGCCATGCACCGGCTGGAATCGGTGCTGAGCCGCAACCTGATCGTGAAAGACCGCTGGGAGAAGCGCCACGGGCACATCTACCAGGTGGGGAAAGCCCGCCTGGTGTTCCTCTCCGGTTCGCCCACCGCCAATATCGTGGGCGCCACCGCCAGCCTGCTGCTCTCGGTGGATGAGGCGCAGGATATCCTGATCGACAAATACGATAAGGAGATCGCACCCATGGCTGCCAGCACGAATGCCACACGGGTCTTTTGGGGCACTGCCTGGACTGCGGATACGCTGCTGGCGCGCGAGGAAAAAGCCGCCCTGGCACAGCAGGCGGCGGACGGGGTGCGGCGCGTGTGGCGGTTGGACTGTGACCAGGTGGCGGCGGAAGTGCCAGCCTATGGGCAGTTCGTGGCAGACCAGGTTGCCCGGCTGGGGCGCGAGCACCCGATGGTGCGCACCCAGTATTTCTCCGAGGACATCGACGCGGTGGGCGGGCTGTTCCCGCCGGAACGCCTGGCGCTGATTTACGGCAGCCACCCGCCGCTGATCTGCCCCCTGCAAGGGGAGATCTACGCCATGACGCTGGATGTGGCGGGGGAGGACGGGGGCGAGGTTGGTGCGCTCAGCGGGCTGGCGAACCCCGGGCGCGACTACACTGCCCTGACGATCGCCCGGGCCAACCTTGCCACCCTATCAGACCCGGCATTGATGCTGCCCACCTATGAGATCGTTTACCGCCAGCAGTGGATCGGCGTGAAGCACGTCCAGATCTATGCGCAGATCCTGTCGCTGGCGCAGACCTGGCAGGTGCGGCACCTGGTGGTGGACGCCACGGGCGTGGGCGCGGGGCTGGCTGGATTCCTGGCGCGTACGCTGGGCGGGACCGTGATTCCCTTCACCTTCAACAGCCGCAGCAAATCGGACCTGGGCTGGGCGTTTCTCGCCATGGTGGATAGCGGCAGGTTGAAGGACTATGCCCCTGGAAACGCGCCAGGCGGTGCCCCTGCAAAACAGGCAGGGGTTGCCCCTGGAAACGCGCCAGGCGGTGCCCCTGCAAAACAGGCAGGCGATGCCCCTGGACACACTTCAGACAGCACATTGTCCCGGCTGCATGCCCAATTCTTTGAACAGCTGGCACACTGCCAGTATGAGATCCAGCCCGGACCGGAGAAGAAGATCCAGTGGTCTGTGCCCAACGGCACCCGCCACCCGGCATCGGGGGAGTGGATCCACGATGACCTGCTGATCTGCGCGGCGCTGTTCTCGGTGCTCGATCAGCAAGCCTGGGCGGTGAGCGCTCCGAGCGTGGTCATCAACGCTGCCGACCCGCTGGAAGAGATGCAAGGGTTTTGATGGTAGGAATGGGGAATGGTGAATAGAGAATAGTGAATGGGTACAAGGTATTAGGAATAAGCTGACAGGTGCAAAAAATTAGAAAACGGATAAGGAGGTCGAATTTTTCAATGATGAATCAAAAAATTTTTGTTATCACAGGAGTAAATAAGCATCTATTGTGAACTTTTTCCCTTTGAGCTTTCAGCTTTGAACTATGAGCTATCAGCTACGAAGTCCCCGAAGCGAAGCTGAGCGGGATCACCTATCAGCTACCGTAAATTAGTTTAGGAGCATGTTTCATGTCCAATTCTTCTCTCGCCTTCGGTATTGACATCAGCAAATACAACACCAGCCCGGACGGCAGGCAGAAACCGGATTTTGACGTCATCGCGGCGCACCAGCCCGAAGTGGTCTTCATCGCCATGCGGGCGGGCATTTCCTGGGGCTACCAGGATCCGTGGTTTGCCTATTACTTTGCGGAGGCGGCGCGCATCGGGCGTGTGCGAATGGCGTATCACGTGCTCTACCCCGGGGAATCGCCGATCGCCCAGATGGACCATTTTCTGCGCATTTTGGGCGATATCCCCTATGACCAGGTGCCCTTGGTGCTGGATTGCGAACTGCATCACAACCAGTCGGTCAGCACGATCACCCAGTGTATTGCTGAGAGCGTGCGAATTCTCACCCGGCGCACCGGGCAAATCCCGATCCTCTATTCCCGGGCAGGCTGGGTGAACCAGTACATGCGGGCGGTAGACCTGCCGCGGGTGCACTGGTGGCTGGCGCAGTACCGCTATGCCCTGCCCTACCCGCTCTACACCCCTGAATTCCCCAGCCCGCCGGCGCTGCCCATTGGCGTGAGCAGCTGGCTGATCCACTAGACTGCCAGCCGGGGGCGCTCGATCGGCGCCAGGGCGATGCACTATATGGACTATAACCGCTGGAACGGGAGCAAAGCCGATGTGCTGGCGTTTGTGGGGCAGGTCCCGCGCGCCGCGCTGATCTGCCCCGTGGATAAGCAGCCCTGCCCGCGCCTGTTCGTGTGATGCGCCAGCTTTGAGATTTTCCCCACGTTATTGGATGAGAAGGAGACCCTGATGCCCAACCCCGTTCACCGTTTATTTTCCCGCCTGTTTTCGCCCCTGGTCGAGCAAACCGTCAGAGAAAAGCTCAGCGTTGCAGAAACAGATAACACCTTCCTGGTTGGCACGCGGCGCTATGACGAAAGCGACCGCGATCGGCTGGAGTATGATCGCGCCGAGGTGCTGGCGCAGTGCCTGGATGCCTGGCGCGAAAGCCCGCTGGCAAGGCGGATCGTGGAGCTGACCAGCCAGTATGTGGTCGGCTCGGGCTGCGACATCCAGTGCTTGCACGAGCCCACCCGCCGCTTCCTGGCATCTTTCTGGAATCATCCCCTCAACCGCATGCCCTCCCGCATGGTGGAGTTGTGTGATGAGCTGACGCGCACGGGCAACCTGTTCCTGCTCGTTTCGACAGATTCCTCTGGTATGTCCTATATTCGTGCCCTGCCGGCAGCGGATATTGACCAGATCACTGCCTCCGAAAACGACATCGAGCAGCCGATCTGCTTTACGACCCGGGCGGACGCCGCGCTGGAAGCCCGCACCTATCCCGCCTATAACCGCCTGGCAGATGCGCAGGAGCTGGACGGCAGCTTTGGGGCGGTGGTGCTGCATTATGCCATCAACCGCCCGGCTGGGGCGCAGTGGGGCGAATCGGACCTGGCGCCACTGCTCCCCTGGCTGCGCCGCTATGCTGCCTGGCTGGAAGACCGGGTGCGCCTGAACCGTTTCCGCAATGCCTTCCTGTATGTGATCACCGGGCGTTTTGCCAGCGAGGAAGCGCGCAGGGCAAGGCAGGCGACGCTGGCTGCCCATCCGCCCTCACCGGGGTCGATTTTGGTGTGCGACGAAAGCGAGACCTGGTCTGTGATCTCGCCAAAGCTGGAGGCGCTGGACGCCATGCAGGATGGGCTGGCGATCAAGAAGCTGATCGCTGCTGGCGTAGGCTTGCCGCTCCATTTTCTGGCGGAACCGGAGGACACTAACCGCAGCACGGCTGAAAGTGCAGGCGGTCCCACATTTCGGCGCTTTGAAGGGCGCCAGCAGTTCTTCCTGTGGCTGCTGCGGGACCTGCTGGGGGTGGTGCTTGCCCGCCGGGCGATGGTGGACCGCAGTGTGCGCCCGGACGCGGAAATCCGGCTGACAGGCGCGGATATCTCCGCCCGGGATAATGTTTCCCATTCGATTGCCGCGGTGAACATGATGAACGCGCTGGAAAGGCTGCGCGCGATGGGTTTGATCGGCGATCGGGAACTGCTGCGGATCCTGTATCGGTTTGCAGGGGAAACGGGTGACCTGGATGAGATCCTGGCAGCAGGTTCGGGAAGGGATGAGCGTGATCAGACGCCCCCCATTCGGCCGGCGACGAAAAAGCCGGTGGATCCCGCCACGGGCGCGCCGAAATCGGTTGTTTTACCTTAGATGCAAACCAATGACCTCAAAGAAAGGAGATGATATGCCAGAAACAAATGAGAAAAGTGCACCAGCGTTAAGCGAACACCAGGTTCGGCTGACAGCGGCAGGACAGGCGACCGAACCCGGCAAGTTTGAGATCCTGTGCATCACGGCAGGGAAAGGGAACGGCTGGGAATTCCCGGCAGAGGTGCTGAAGGCGTCCCTGTCCTTGTGGGAGGGGGTGCACTGCTTCATTGACCACGCCTGGACCTCGCGCTCGGTGCGCGATCTGGCTGGCCAGGTGGTGGAGCCGCGCTGGGACCCACAAACCAGGGGCGTGCGCGCCGTCCTGAAAGCCTTTGGCCCCGGCGGGGAGACGCTCGCCGCCTTTGGGCGTGAGGTGCTTGGGGAAGACAAGCCACCCAAGATCGGATTTTCAGCAGATGTGCTCTTCACGGCAGAGGGGCGCAAGGTGACGGAGATACTAAAGGTGATCTCGCTCGACCTGGTGTATGACCCGGCGCGCGGCGGTGCTTTCCTGCGAGCGCTCAACAGCGTGGTCCATCCCGTCAAACCGCTTTCCGCAGAAACATCCATTTTTTCTGATCCTAATTATTAACAACCATTCAAAGGAGCAAAGCCAATGACCACACAACTAAATCCACCCTCAGAACCCCAATCACCCCCCATCCATGCCTCATCTGATGGAGAAATCCTGCAGGCAGGGCTCTCGGAGACCCCGGACAGCCAGCAGCAAATGTGTGCTTACCTGCTGGAAACCGCCCTGGCGGCTTCACGGCTGCCCAAGCCGATCCAGGAGCGCCTGCGGAAACAGTTTGGCGGGAAAGTGTTCGCGGCGGCGGACCTGCAAGTGGCGCTCGAGGACAGCCGTGCCTTGCTATCGGAACTGACCGCCCCGCACACGGTGGCCGGACCGGCGCGCATTACGGCTGTGTATGACGAGCGTGATAAGCTGCAGGCAGCGGTGGATGACCTGTTTGATGCGCCGCGAGAGACCGGGCTGCAGTCGCTGGAGGTGCCGCGCCTGACGGGCATCCGGGAGCTTTACCTCAGCCTGACCGGTGATCATGACCTGCACGGCGGCTATCACCCGGACCGGGTGCACCTGGCGACGACGGCGGACTTCACCGGGCTGGTAAAAAACGCGCTCAACAAGATCGTCAGCCACACCTGGGAAATGCTGGGACGCGCCGGGTATGACTGGTGGAAATATATCAGCGCCCAGGAGCACTTCACCAGCCTGCAGTCGATCACCGGCACGCTGATCGGCACTGTGGGCGACCTGCCGGTGGTGGCGGAAGGGGCGGAATATACCGAGTTGATGGTCGGCGACAGCCCGGAAACCGCTGATTTTGTCAAATATGGCGGCTATATCCCGCTGACGCTGGAATTGATTGACCGGGACGAAACCCGCAAACTGAAGGCGTATGCCCGAGAGCTGGGCTCGGCAGGGCTGCGTAAGATTTCCAGCCTGGTGGCAGCGATTTTCACCGCCAATGCGGGGGTGGGACCGACCATGGCAGATACGGGTGCGTTGTTCAATGCCACGGCTGTCACCACAGCAGGCGGGCATGCTAACCTGCGCACGACCGCGCTCTCGATCACGGAATGGGACCAGGTGTGTTCGGCAGTCTATAACCAGCCCATGTTGGTTAAGAACGCCGCTGGCTATTACGGGGCTGGTCCGAAGATGGCGATTAATCCCAAGTTCTGCCTGGTGCCGCGCGCCCTGCAAAACACCGCCTGGCAGATGCTGAAGGGCGAGTTTGTGCGTGAGGCAGACTATGTCTATGACAACGTGCTGAAGGGCTCTGCCGTGCCCGTCACGGTGCCCGAATGGACGGATGCCGCCGATTGGGCGGCGGTCTGTGACCCGG